CGGGATTTGTAAAGGCCGGTCTGCTGGACCCCTAACTTTCCCTTGTCCCGCTCCAGCAGTTCGTTTTCATCCACCAGCACCGCCATTTTTTTGCCGTTGACGGTGTGTGTGTCTGCAAACTCCAGGCGGTTCAAAAAGACGTTGGACACGTCCGCCGCTATGCACTCCTTAAAGCTGGGGGCGCCCATTACAGGGCACCCCCGTCATTCTCCTGGGGGTTGGCGGTGGCCTGGACCTCCGCCGCCGCGATCAGCTGCGCCCGCTCCTGCTGGTTCTTGGCCGCCGAAACGTCCACGCCCAGCTTTGCCGCCAGGTCCAGCAGGTCCTCCTTTTTCATGCGCTCCAGTTTCGCCGGGTTCATGTGCCCGGTCAGCATGGCGGGCGCTCCGCCGCCCTGGCCGTTTTCACCCTCTCCCGGCGCGTTCTGGCCGCCCTGGGCGTCGTTTTCACCGTCGCCGTGGTCCAGCCCCTCCCCGGCTCCTCCGCCGTTCTGGAGGCTCCCAGGGGCAAACATGGCGCGGATCTGTTCCTCCATGCTGGCCACGCCCACAAACTCCCCGGCGTCGTCCTCAATGGTCAAGCCCATGGCCCGGATGGCCTCCGCCGCCAGGTCGTTCACCTTGGATCGCCTGGCGGCCTCCCGGACAGCGGCGCGGGCCGCGTCCTCCATGTCCGCACCCGTCCACGCCGCGCTGTTGGCTTTCAGCCAGGCCGCCACCATTTTGGGATCCTTGGCGGGGATGGCCTCCCCGCGCTCATAGGTCCGGCCCATGTACTGGATCGGGCGCTGGGCAATCAGCTTTTTCATGCTCCAGCCCTCCGATCAGCCCAGCAGCTTGACCAGCACACTGGTGGCGATGGTGGCAGCGTCCGCCGCCGCATAGCCGGCGGGCGTGTTGTTCACCGTTTTTTTGGTGTCGCCCGCCCCCTCCTCCTTGGAGGCGGTGGCGGTGATCACGTCCGCGTCGGCGTCATAGTAGACGGCGGCCCCCTGCTTGATCTCCTCGGTGTTGGCCTTGGTCATGGCGAACACGCCCACAACATGGACGGCTCCCTGTTCGCCGGCGCGGATAGGCGCGGCGGCCACGCCGATCCGGGTGCCCAGGCTCACCACCGCGCCGTTTTCCACGTTCTCGGTGGGGAAGTAGTCCAGGGTTTCGCCTCTCTGGTAATAGTTCGCTTTCATGCTTTATTCCTCCTTACTGTTACAGGGCCACGCCGTTGTTGCGCAGGATCCCACGGAAGTCCGCCGCATTGATCCCCCAGTCCAGCCAAATGTCCCACAGATAGCCCAAATAGCCGGCCTTTTCGGACCGCCGGAAACTGGGCGCGGTGGTCCCGTTCAGATAGTCCACCTGTACGGACTTCACCAGCCTGGGATCGGACGCCATAAACCAGGGGCAGGCCGCGCCGGCGGCCAGAATATTCAGGACGGCCTCCTGTACCACCTTGATCTTGTTCTTATACTTGGTGTTCAGCACGTTGACGGTGTGGTTTCCGATCCCCTCCACGTCAATCTGTGCCGTGCCCAGGATCTGCTCCACTTTCATGCCGTAGCCCACAGGCACCACAATGGTGGCAGGCTCCACCATAATGCTTTCCCCAAACTGGTCCGTCTGCAGGCCCATCATCTCGATCATCTTCATCAGCACCGCAACGCTGGGGGCGCTGCCCGTGGTGATCAGGTTCTTGTGGGCCGCGTCGAACATGGGGGCGCCGTCAAAAATGGCGGGATTGTTGTAGATCAGTTCATACACCTGGCGGTTGATCTTCTGCTTGGCCTTGCGGGTGTACTGTTTCGGCATATTGGCCAGGAAACCAATGTCGTCATTGATAAACGCCTCGCGGGTCATGCTGAACTGGGTGGCGTAGGTGTCCAGCTTGCGGGTGGGCAGCAGGTCCGTCTGCAGGGTGCTGGCCTTGATCTCCCCGCCCTCGGTCACTTTCTGGAAGTCGCCGCCGCCCATGACGTACTCGTGATCCTTGCTGGCCTTAAAGTCCGGCAGGGTCCCCTTGCTGGTCCACTCCTCAAATGTGGCCGGCTGGAGGTCGTACTGCTGGACAATGGCCTTTTTGATGGCGTTATCCATGATGGCAGGGAAGTCCGCCGTGGAACTAAAGAACTGCCGCACCGCCGTGTCCCACAGGTCGGCACGGGACCGGCGCAAAAGTTCCGTAACGGTGCCCTCACCGCTGCGGGCCATGCACTCGATCAGCATATCCCGCATGGACATACCCCGCATATCCTCCGCGCCCTGGGCGGGCTTGTCCAGTTCCACGCCCGCCTGGATCAGCATGGCGTCTCTGGCCGCGTCCCGGAAATTGTCCATTCCGCTGTCCCTGGCACCCACTACCACCGGGGCGCCATGCTGGATCATGTGGTCCACAGCGGCGGCCCGTACGGCGTCCATGGTGGCCCCGTTGCGGATATACTCCGCCGGGTCCATGCCTGTCTGGCGGCACAGGGCCAGAATGTCACCGATCCGCTGGCGCTCCTCCGCCACGGCCCGCTGGGCGTTCTCCTCTCCGGTGGCGCTGGGCGTCCCGGCAGGGGGAGGGGTGGGGGTGTTCACGGGGTCCTGTCCGCCCACGCTGCGCTGGCCGCCGGCAGGCTCACCGCCGCCGCCGTTGTCGTCCGGCTCCGCGTCGATCTGGCGCTGGAGCGCGTCAAACTCCGCCTGCTCCTCCGCCGTCAGGCCCTGCCCGGCGGCGCGGGCGGCGTCCACGATCTCCTGCTGCCGCTTGATCCACTTTGCTTTGTTTTTCATGCTCTTACCTCCATTTTGTTCTTGTTGATCTGAATTTGCCGTTCATACATGGACAGGTCCGGCGGGTCAGCATTGGACCGCCCCACGCCCACGGTGGCGTCCGCCGGCACAGACGCCACAGAAACCTCCAGCGGCGTCCATTTCCGGGCGATCATGCAGGGGCCAGTGAAACGCCCGTCCGCAGACACGGCCCCGGCCTTGACCTCCTCCCAGGCGTCCACAGCGTAGCGCACGGACGTGGTTTTCAGGGTCCCGGTCTTGACCTTGCCGAAAATCTTTTCCGCGTCGTCGTCGCTGTCGAACTCAATTTCCGCCATGCCCCGGTTGTTCTCCACCCATGCCCGGATCACCTTGCCCACCACTTTGTCCGGGTCGTGGTTGAACAGGACCACGCCCACCGTGTTCAGGCGGGACAGATCCACCGCACCCCCGGCATGGTCCAGGATCTCCATGCCAAAATAGCGCCGGTATGGCTCCTCGCTGGAAAAGCTAATTGTCCGCCTGCGGCTGTTCTCCGCCTCCGTCGGGCTGTTTGCCTCCCTGGCCAGGATCTCCCCCATGCTCCGGGTCCCCCGGTTTTTGTCCCGCTCCGGGTCCGCCCTGCCGGGCCGCTGTCGCTCCAGTTCCAAAAATCACACCTCCCATATCGATCCCTTTTTTCCTGCCGTACTCCAGGACCTCCGCCAGTTCGTCCACGGCGTCTTTCCAGTCTTTGCCCTTTTCCGCCTGGAGGTCCTGGAAAGTCTTTTGACCACTTTGCAGGGCGATTTTGTCCGCGTTTGCCTCTTTTGCCGGGTCGATCCACTTTTTCGGCGTCTTGACCCATGTATGATCCAGGAACTCCTCTTTACGGTCCCAAAAACCCGGCATTTGAAACAGGCCGGACAAAACCCCGGAAATAACAAAGTTTTCATACACCTCGGACATGAACGTGGTTAAAAGTTCGATCTCCTCCGTGTATGTGTTTTCATCCTCCAGCGCGTTTTGCCTGGCGGACGAATAGGTGGCCCCGCTCATGTCGCGGCTTACCGCCTCATAAGAAAGGCCCTGGCCTGCGCCGATCAATCCCTGCTGTGTTTTCAGGAACGCGGTGGCGTCGGTTGCCGCCCCTTTGGGGTCAATGATCTGTGCGTCGTCGCCCGGCCCCATTTCCATCATCATGCCGGGGGAAAGGCGCTTTCCCGCATAGTCCACTTGGCCGCCCTTGTTGCTCCAGCTGCTCCGCCCGGTCCCGCCGGTTGGCAACGTCTTTTTGATCAGCACCGCCAGACAGGCCGCGATCCGCTCCCTTACGCTTACAGCGTTGATAAATTTCTTTTTGTTAGAAGTCGGAGTAAACAAAGTCGAATCTATGCACAATCCCATAAACGTAAACTCCGGAAAAGTTATGCAAAAATGCGGTATGAAATATGAAGGAACGTTAAGAAGTTTTTATAAAGACAATACCGGAATCGTAGACGCCGTGTTTTACGGAATTTTGAAAGAAGATTTAGAAAAATAAAAATTGTTCCGATTAGTCTTGTATAAAGTAATTTACAGTTAAATTTAGTTGATACAACTTTTTTCCCGTAATTATTGATTTTACTCGTAAAAAGTATACTATTTTACGAGAATAAGTATAAGTTATCATTCATTGCAAAAATTTATCGAAAAAGATTTGTCTTTGTATACAATAATATGATATAATAATTTTATTATAATATTATAATCTTGCGTATGCGTGTACGCACGCACGTGTGTGCGTGTATGTGTGTATGCGAGATGAGACTGTGAACAAGTGACGCAAGCAAAATTGCGTAAGCGATTTTTGCGATAAGAAGTATAAGCGTTGCGCTCGTAGCAGAGTTACTAGCGTGTAGGTTAGGCGAACTTAGCGCATAAATCGGTAGCAAGGTTGGTTGTGAGAACTTGCGAATAGGCTCACAAATATAACGGAGGTAAAAATGAGTAACGAAAAAAATCAAGCGTATACCCAGGATAATATTCAGGTGCTCGAAGGTCTCGAACCTGTCAGAAAACGTCCCGGAAT